CCCCTGGAAATGCCAGGAGTAACAAAGTGGGTTTCTTCGTCCCGGAACAGTTCCTTGCACAGGTCATCCATGACACGGGAGTCCCAGGCTCCCAGCTTCGGCCCCTTTGCACCGTCATCCGGGTCGCATCCAAGGATGGGTACATCCCAACCCTGGCATCCGCGACATGGGCGGCAATAGCGGAAGAAGCCGCGCCGACCGAGTCCACGCCGGTGGTCGGCCAGGTCAACTTCTCCATCGAGAAGTCCGGAGGGCTGGTCAAGGTCAGCCGGGAACTCCTGGACGACTCGGCCATCAACCTCCCGGCGTTCCTGTCGCAGATATTCCAGGAGGCCGCTGGACAGTTCGAGGACGTTGGCATCATCAGCGGCAATAACACGACGCAATATGCAGGCATCATGTCCGATGGGGATGTGGCGTTCTACACGATGGCCGGTTCGACCGCGGTCGTAGGGGCTGACTTGATTGGGACTTACTACGCGCTCAACGCCCAGCACCGGGCCAACGCCTCATGGGTGATGAAGTCCGCCATTGCGTCACTCATCAACTCGATCGCGATCACTGCCGCCGGGGTCCATAGCATCCCAAGCCTGACCGCCGCGCCGGCAGACTTCATCCTCGGCAAGCGGACCGTCTTAACCGATGTAACGTCTGGCTTGGGTGGGAACATCACCAGCACCGAGAAGATCGCCATCTTCGGCGACTTCTCACAATATTACATCTTCGATCGGGTCGGATTCACAATCCGGCGGAACGACAGTTTGTATATGGGCAATGACCAAGTCGGCTTCTTCGCCACCCGCAGGGGTGACGGTCAAGTCGGTCTTGCCGCCGCCTTCAAGATTCCCAGAGCCGCCTAAACAACGGTCAGCTAATAGGGCGCGGGGCTTCGGCTCCGCGCCCAACTCAGGAGAACAAATATGCCCAATGTAACTTGCATCCAGAACTTTTCTGATGGGAGCGGGATCGCCTACCAGTCCGGCGTGGAGTACGACGTACCAGCCGCGATCCTCAAAGCCAATCCTGACTACTTCAAGCAGTCCGGGACGGCAGAGAATAAACAGGCCGACACCGCCGAGGACAAGTCCGACGATGCGGCCACCGAGGAAGTCACCGAGGAAGCTGAATAGTGGCGACTCGCCACACATACGCCAGCGCGGACGACCTCCGGGACTACCTGGCCGGGACAAGTTTCTCGTCCGGGTGGACGAGTGACGCCGGGAGCATCCGGAGAATCCTGGAGGCATCGTCCCGGCGTATCGACCTTTACTGCGAGGGCGGGACGTTTGGGCCGCTGACCGAGACCCGGTATTACGACATCGGGTCCGGGTCATTGGTCCAGTCTCCCCAGTACGCCGTCCTGGCCGGAACGGACGCCATCGCGACCACGGTCTCCCTGGCGAATGTCATCCCGCTGGACGGCTGGCTGGTCTCCACGACAACGGTGACGGCTTACGATGACACCGACCGTGGAAGCAGTACGACATTGACCGAAGGTTACAACGCCGATTTCTGGCTGATGCCTTACAACTCCGCGCCCAAGACCATCTTCAAATTGAATGAGGACACCAGCAACACTCTGGACGCCGGCCAGCAGACCTTGAGCATCTTGGGGAGTTGGGGATATACCGCGGACACCCTGTCCGTTACCACCTCCGATGCTATCGGCTCTACTACCGCAACCTCCGTAAGCGTGACCAGCGCGACTGACCTGGGACCGGCCCAGACCGTCCTGATCGATTCCGAGCAGCTTTACATAACGGCAATATCGGGCAACACCTTGACCGTCCAGCGGGGCGTCAACGGGACGACCGCGGCGACCCATTCCGGGGGCGCCGGTCTGACCCGGTACGACTACCCGGAGCTGGTCGTCCAGGCTTGTCTCGACATCGCCAAGCTGACCTTCCGCAACCGCGACCTGGGGTCGGCTGGAAGCATCGGCGCCGGGGAGATGTCAATGACGGTAGCCGAGGGCGAGGTCCGGTCGGTCTTGATGACCCTGGAGGACTTCCGGGTGACCGGGACGAGCAACGGAGTGATCTTCTGATGGCGGAACCTTTCGGCGTCCATTTTGAGGTTACCGGCCCGGTCTTTGACGGTTCCGGCCTCCGGGTCATGCAAGGAATCATCAACCGGGGGCTATTCGACATCGCGGTCTTGGAAGGGGCCAACAAGGTCAAAGACCAGTTATACGGCCCTCCGGCTTCCCAGTATTGGAAGGCAGACCCGAAGACACGCCACGGCGCAAAGTCGCGAGACCTCAAGCGGCGGGTCGCGGCCAGTCAACCTTCCGACAATCTGGCCGTCTTCAACGCCGGGGGCATCCACTATGCCCCAAAGATCGAGGGCTTGTATGGGATGTTTGCGAAGGCTACGGCCGCGATTGAACGGGACAAGGCCGCGCTCTATCACAAGTACATCGGCGGGGCTTTGATCGAGGCGTTCGATTGAGCCGGTCGGGAGCGTTGGACAGGATAGATGTCTTGTTATCGACCATCACTGACCCGGCCTTCGTTGCGGTCATCCGGGCCGAGCCTCTGGCCTTGTCCGGGACTCCCGTCCTGGCGTACTGGGTCCAGGCGCGGACCAACGGGTGGCAGACGTTGTCCGACATCGGCAGCACGACGACCATCATGGTCCGGGCTTATTTCCGGCTCCAGGCGTCGGCAGATGTCCGGGAGTCCATCGAGTTGGAACTCTGGGACGCGATGGTGGAGGTGGACACCAAGCTCCGCTCCGACGCCAACCTGGACGGCAACTGCACCGACTCCACGGTCGGGTCGGCCACGGTCGCCACGCTGGACATGGGCGGGGCTTTATATAGGACGGCCACAATTCCCTTCGACATCCAACTCTATGAAGAGGTAACTATTAGCCCGTGAGGGAGAGGATATGGCAAAAGGAAGCGGACTAGGTCAACAGATATTCGTCCACGGTTACGACTTGTCGGGGGACGTTGCGGCCATAGATAACGCCGGAAGCCCTCGGGAATTGTTGGATATAACCGGGCTTAACGCCTCGGCCCACGAGCGGGTGATGGGACTGTCGGACGGCAACCTCGGCGTTTCCTCCTGGTTCAACGACGCAACCGAGCAAGAACACGCCGCCTTCAAGGGACTGGTGACCACCGACCGGATCGTGACCTGGGCATTCGGGGCGACCCGCGGGGACGTTGCGGCTTGTCTGGTAGGGAAGCAGATCAACTATGACCCAAGCCGTGGGGCCGATGGGTCGTTATCCTTCACCATCGACACCCAGGCGGACGGCGTCTCCCTGGACTGGTGCGATACTCTGACCACCGGCAAGGAGACCCATTCCTCGGCTGGCAATTCGACGAGCCGGGACGACGGCGCCGCGAGTAGCGCCGGCATGGTGGCATACCTGGAGATAACCGACATCGACTCCGGGACGCCGACCGTGACCATCCAGCAGTCCTCGGACAACGGGTCCAGCGATGCCTTCGCCACGGTCCTGTCCTTCACGGCGGTCGCCGCGGCGGCGGCCCCAACGGCGGAACGGGTGACGGTGAGCGGGGCGGTGGAGCGGTATCTCCGGATCACGACCACCGGGACGTTCTCCAACCTGGACTTCTGTGTATCGACCAGGAGAGGGACAAGCCAGGATGATGTCGCCTTCTAATGACAACGCCGGACGATGTCCAGGAGGAATTGCGCCTCGCGAGGGAGGAATTAGCACGACTAAAGGCGCCCGACGACAAGTCCGAAAAGATACAGATGACCAGCGGGGATATAGTCCGGCTGGTGATAGCGGCGCCGGTTGTGTTCACCTGGTTATTCCTCGGGAGCCGCATCATAATCTCAGCCACCACCAGCCAGCACGTGTTGAGTAACGTGGAGCCGCTTGTGATGACCCTATCCATATTGACCATCCCGGTCACGGGCATCCTCCAAAGCCTATTCGCCGCACCAGGGAATGGTAAATGACGCTATTCGAGAAGATATGCCGTATGGTGGGAGACCGTCGCATCCCGTCCCCAACGATGCCGGCGTTCAAAATGTTCCGGGTGGGCTTCGCCAACCGGCACGTTTCGACGGTCGTCGTCCTGGCCATTGTGGTCAGTGCCGCCGCCGTGAGCGTCGGGCTTTATTTCGCCATCAAGGATGTGGCGTCGAGTACATACAACTGGCCGGAGCCAGCCGAATACGATGTGACCCTCGACGGCTTGCAAACTATGGGCAAGAAGAACCCGGACTACCCGGACGGGACGGCCAGCCAAACTCTCCGAGTGGGTTTTAAGGACGGGACTCGTGTCGATCGTGTTGTGCTGAAAAACCTTGATCTCGGGAAGGTAGGGCTGGCGAAATCCTTTGAGATAACGAGAAACGCCACCACCGGGGTCACTGGCGCACAGGCTTATCTATTCATCGGAGACATCGTCATCACCAACAGCAGTGCGCCGACGCTTGCCTGGGGCAACATGGAATTAGGCAGTGTGACCCTCTCAGCCAGAGTTGATGGACACAGCCAGGAGATTCAACAGGACAGCACCGTGACTCAGATAATCATCGACTCAGACCGGGGATCGGGCACCTATACCGCCCAAGACTCAAAAGTGGACAGGGTGATACTCCAGATAAATGGCTCCACCAAGGGAGCCAGTATCGGGGTATTGGAGATTGATAATGTGGACGCCTCGGTTGGTTCCTGGTCGTGGGATTACGTCAAGGCTGGGTCCTTGTCACTCGATGGAAGCAATGAATTTGGAAATTCTACGGGTATAAATGTGGCATCCGCAACTTGGGCCGATACTATCAGCGCCCGGACTATCGTGGATAACCTCGTAGATGTCCCAATTTCGGTGAAGTGATGAAACATCTCGGACTCATCGGCGCCGTCCTCCCGTTGGTATTATTAGCGGTCGGCCTGATCGGTTGGGTGCTGACCGTCCGGAATGACGTTACCGACGCGGTCAAACAGATAACCGCCGTCCAGGAGGAGATCGCCGGCATCAATGCGCGGATGGAGAACGAGCGGACGATAAGGACGGAACTCCACACCGACCAGGCGGGAGACCTGGTGACCATCACCAACGCGCTCAGTGACCGGATAAGCGGTCTGGAGACAGGATTAGCCATCTCGGCAGACCAGCAAAAAACCATCAATGCGGATCACCTCGGTTTCGCGGACGTACTCCGGGAGTTGGGAGAGATCGGCGCCCTGCCGTCCGGGGAGCGCCGGGAGTATGGCGGGTACGGTAACCGATGACGCGGAGAATAACCAACAAACTGAACAACGGAGTGGACCGGGACGGCTTCACCTTGGGAGTAAGCCTGGACTGGAGCCATGTATTCCTGGGGATAATCGGCCTTCTATTTTTATCCCTGGCCTTCATGGTCGGGCTGGCTTACGGGGTGGGCGTCTTATGCGATTGATCGCACTGGCCGTCCTTGTCGGCATGATAGCCATCATCGGCGCCATCCTGATGTTGGGCTGGATATATGAGGGGCCGCGGCGACTGGTAAGACTCGCCGCGGTCAAGGCGTATTGATGTGCTGGTTTAACCGACATTGGTGGCGACCGCATCCGGAGGAGTGGGCCGTTCGGGTCTGCCGCATCTGCCGAGCTAGGGAGCAAGCGATGTATCACTCGGAGACCGGCCTGTACTGGATAAGATTATGAGGATGACCGCCTTTCGGCCTCAGATTCTTGCCGCGATCATATCGGCGTCGGTGTGTTCTATAGTTTTCGGCTATTTCGGCTGGCGTATGGGAGCCACCGAGATTTTAACGGCTCTTATCGGTGGCCTGTTCGGCTTCCTGGGCGGCGTTAGCCTCCGGATAATCGACTCGGGCACGGACGAGGACAAGGAATGACTAGCCGAGGGCTATTGACCCATTTCGTTCTCAACCGCCCACGGGACCACTGGCGGGAGGTGAGTTGTCTGGAGATCGGATGCGTCAATTACGCGATGGGCTGGAAGACGATCTTGCCGGCGGACGATATAGCAAATATAGAGATGGTTCGCCGGTCGAATATGGGCTTCAGGGAGGAGCGCGAGGACGGCCTGGTCGTCTTCGTATTTTCACCGGGACAGGAGTGCTTCACCGGCCAAGGTGGAGGGCATAGGGT